AATGAAGTAACTGAACAAGTTCAAAGAATGTATTCCGCCGGGGCCGCTTCTGCCGATAAGTTTAGGGAAAAAGGCGTTTTAGCCATGTTAGGCTTTCAGGCCGGGGTAAGCTATTCAGCGGAAGAAACCAGGAAGATGCTAATGGAAGCTTGGGAAGATCCAGCTTCTAAGTTTGCTGGTTCTACGGATGCCATGGCGGCTTCTTGGGATGGGATGCTTTCAATGTTATCGGATGCTTGGTTTGCCTTCAGGAATATGGTTATGGATTCCGGGGTTTTTGATTGGCTGAAGGCCGGACTTCAAACTGTATTGAATCTGGTTAATAAATTACGTTCTGAAGGTGATCTTAAAACCTGGGCGGAAAATTTAGGGGCGGCGGTAGTTGAAGCCTTTAAAAATATTACGGTAGCGGTAGGATATGTAATTGATGTTTTTAATACACTTAGGAAAGTTTGGATAGGGTTAAAACAGACTTGGGCGTTATTTATGGGCGGCCTGGCTAAAGGCTATAGTTTTCTTATTGAAGGCAATATTATGTTGGCTAAGTCTATGGCTATTTTTGGCGGGGGGGATGCATTAGTATCCGCCTTGGAAGAACACAAAGCTACTATTACGGATTTTGCTGATTTTCAATTTGAACTTATAGATGAATTACAGGATGAATATCAATCTATTGATCCATTTGGGGCCTATACTGATAAAGCCCGGAAATTTGAAAAGGAAATAACAGGCATTGCGGCCAAGGTAAAGAAAGCCAGGGAAGAAATTTTGGCGGCTGGAACGGGGCCAGCCCGGACTGGTTCTAAAATATGAAGAAGTTGGGATAGAAAAAGCCCGGATAGATGAATGGTACGCCGCTAAACGGGAAGAAATCTTAACCAATGAATCCGAAAGATCGATAGCTGAACAGAAGAAGATGATTGATGAAATGTCAGAAGGTTACCAAACACTTCAAGATGATTTAGTAGCTTTATCTGAAACTATAGATAATCGGTTCGTAGATGGCATGGCGGATGCTATGACAAGCTTTATCACTGGTGCTAAGTCAGCTAAACGGGCCTTTTCTGAATTTGCTACTTCTTTTGCTATTGATATCACCAAGATGATTATCAAACAGATGTTACTTAATGCGCTTCAAAGTGCTATGGGCGGTTCTGGAATGTTTGGTGGGATGATTAATACTGGTTTTAGCGCTTTCCGGGCTAATGGTGGTCCGGTAACGGCGGGGAAGCCTTATATAGTGGGGGAACGCCAGCCCGAAACCTTTGTTAGTAACCAGGGGCGGCGGAATGTAGTAGGCGCTGGCGGGCCTGAACGCTTCATTCCAAGGCAATCCGGCAGAATTGAACCATCAGCCCAAGCCCCGGCCCCCCAAGTCAATATAGCCAATATCTTAGATCCTGGAATGATGGATGAATGGGCTAATAGTTCCCAAGGCCAGGATGCCATTATTAATGTAGTAGCTACAGTTCAAGGATAAAGCAATGGCTGATATTTATTTAACCATAAAGCCCAATAGGCAGAATTATGCCCATAGCTGGAATACTAAGCTATTAAAAACAGTTAAAGGGGAAGAAGTCAGATCAGCTTTGCAAACTTTCCCAAGGTTAGATTTTAATCAAAGCTTCTATTTTTCTGAAGAAGCTAAAACTAACTGGTTAAGGCGTAACCTTTCCAAATATAAACATAAAATTTGGGGAATTCCGCTTTGGCATGATCTAACCCCGCTTAGGGGTATAGCGGCTGTAGGCCAGTTTAATATCCCTGTAACTGAAACGGCTAACCGCCATTTCTATCAGGGAAGGCAAGCTATCTTAATTGATAAAACGGATTTTACTAATTATGAAGTTATCAAGATCAATTCGGTAGCTGGAACTACCATAGCGGCCAGTTCCTTACTTTCTGATTCCTGGTCTAAAGATGATACTTACTTTATGCCAGTTTTTGATAACCGCCTTGGATCTGGTTTTAATATAAACCGGGTTAGTACCAGGGCGGATAGATTAACCCTGGATGCGACAGAAGATCTAACCACTGTAACCGCCTTCAGTTATTCTACCCCTACTATAGGGGCTACTTATTTAGGCCATCCAGTTTTTGAATATAAGGTTCAGAGTAATAAGGATCAAGCTTATATCCATCCTAATATAGTTTTGAAGAATATTGGGAAACATGCTGTAGAATCCTGGTATGATGAAGATGATACCCATATTAATAATGCGTTCAAGATTTTGGTTCAGGGCCGGGCTGATATATGGGAAATTCTTAACTTTTTTGATCATAGGCTTGGAAAGTATGATAGCTTTTGGATGCCTTCCTGGAATAGGGATCTTACCGCTACAGCGGCTATTACCACTGGCCAAACCTTAATTAGTGTTACGGATTATGAATATGATACGCTTTTTACCGGTAATGAGGTAATAAACCGACATTTATTTATTGGCCTTCCGGATAGATCCTATGTATGTAGGAAGATTTTATCAGCTACGGCTACTACTATAACGATAGATGCGGGTCTTGGGTTTAATATTAGATCGGTTGAATTACAGCATACGCTATTTAGCTTTATGAATTTTTCCAGGTTCGCTTCTGATCGGTTAGAACTTGATTATATCCGGGGGGAATTAGCTAATATAAGGCAAACTTCTATAGGACTATTGAAGGAAAGCCCATAATGACATTATCAGCTTCGTATTATACCAAGGATCTGGCTAATACTAGGAAGCCAGTAGAACTATATAAATTCTGGAATGATTCTTTAGATCAGTATTGGTATTATACTTCCGGGGATGTGGAAGTGGTTTATCCAGCTACCGGCGGGGCTACTTATGAACCGGCGTACTTGAAAAGGTCAAGAACTCAATTCAGCGTAGAATTGAAAGTATCTAAGATGATGATTGATGTAGAACGGCTTAACCCTGCTTTTACCGATTATCTTAAGGAACCTATGCCAGAAATGATTTGGGTAGAAGTATCAAAGCTGTTCCGTGATCAAGATCCCTTGGAAAAGCGGGTTCTTTTTATTGGTCAAGTAGCAAAAACTAAGTACAATGGGCTTAAGGGTCAAATTGAGTGTAACGGTTTTGAAAAATTCTTAAAAATGAAGGTGCCTACCATGAGATATCAACCTTCATGTAATTTAAAACTGTTTTCCGATCAATGCGGGGTAGCTTTAACCAGCTACGGGGGAACGGTTACCGGGTTAGATTCTATTTCTGCTAATGGCCTTGAATTAACTGATACGGATTTTGGGTTGGAAGCCAGTGATTATTATAAGTTGGGATATATCCAGTGGGGTAATTTTAAAAGAACAATTACTTCCCATACTGGAAATACTATTACAATTCAATTTTACATTCCAGGGCTAACCGCTGGCCAGGATTTATATGTAGCGCCAGGCTGTTTTAAATCAATGGCGGCCTGTAGGGATAAATATAATAATTTAGATAATAACAATTTAGATAGATTTTTTGGTTTTCCCTATATGCCGCTGGATAATCCCGCTACCTGGATGAATGGCTAATGGTTCATTAAAAGTGCTTAAATAGCTTTTATGGCGCTTTGACGAACCATTATAAGGAAGGGGAAGGGTATGAAAGATCCAGATCGAAAATGGTTTTTTGAAGATCCAGCTAAGGAACAAGCCCTAAAAGCTGAACTGGATTCTTGGTTAAGAACCCCTTACCGCCATCTTACCGGGGTAAAGGGCCGGGGTTGCGATTGTATTCATTTAGTGGTTAGATCATTTGAGGCTGTAGGCGCTGATCATGGCCAGCCTATCATTATTCCTAAGTATCCCCCTGATTGGCATATGCATACTGGGGAAAGCCTTCTGTATGATGGATTCAAAGCCCAATATAAATTAGAAGAAATTCCTCTTGATCCTTCCAAGCTACAGAATGGGGATGTAATCTTATTTCAATGGGGCCGCCATCCGGCCCATGCTGGAATCTATTTTAACGGGGAAGTATACCAGGCCCTTACAGGGTTACGGGTAGGGAAAAGAACTCTTAAGGATTTGAATTTTTATAATAGAATGAAACATATTTTACGGATAAGGAACTAATAAAATGTCCTTTGGTCAAATAGTAGGCGGGGTAGTAGGCGGGGTTATAGGATACTTTATAGGCGGCCCTACAGGCGCTATGATGGGGGCTTCTTTAGGCGCTGGCATAGGCGGTATAATTGATCCATTAGAACCCGATATTCCAAGTCCTGGCCAGCCAGATATAGCTAATTTAGATATGACTACGGCCCAAGAAGGTTCTGTAATTATGGATTTTGTTGGAACTTCTAAAATGGCTGGTAATATATTCTATTATAGTAACGCCAGGGTTAAAAAAGTTAAGGAAAAAATAGAGTCTGGCGGTAAGGGTGGATCAAGTTCTAAGAAGGTTGTAGTAGGATATGAATATTTTCTTACCTGGGCTGTAGGGCTGGCGGCTGGCCCGGTAGATGAATTATATACAGTGTTTTCTAATGATAAGGTTGTATGGACTGGTAATTTATTAAGATCGGAATCTATAGATGGTAAGTCTAGTATAACTCTGGATGGAATGGGAACTATGACATTCTATTTTGGTGATAATGATCAAACCGCTGAAAGCGTTATAGGCGCTGATGTAGGCGATACGCTTAACCCTTCCTATCGTGGCTTATGTTGGGCTTTTTTTGATGATTGTAGCCTGGGGGATTATAATAGAGCGCCTACCATCCGCTTTGTTATGCGGAAAAGCCCGGTTAAAGCCTTTAGTGAAGATCATATTATAGATACTTATGATTATAATCCAGCTCATGCCATTTGGTATATTTTAGAAGATCTTTGCGAACTTGATACCGCCTGGCTTAATACTACGGCGTTTTCTGATTTTGCGGCTGACCTATATAACGTTAATGAAAGCCATGGGGTATCGATATTATTTAAACATGATCAGGCTGTAAAGTATATTAGTTCTATTTTACAGCATGTTCAAGGAATAATGCCCTATGGGGATGATACCGGTCAGTTTGAACCAAAGTTGATTAGAAATACGGTAGCGGCTTCAGCTATGACTTTGATAACGGATGATGATTGTTTGGAACCGCCATCTATTACTTCTATGTCATATATGGACACGTTTAATGATGTTAAGGTACAATATAGCCAGATTTATGATTTTCTATCCGGTGAAACCTCTACTGTAGTAGGCGGGGAATTTGATGATGATTTTACTGATTCGGATAAAAGTGAAGCACTATGGGGAACCTGGTTTATAAATAGCGTATCTGATG